TGTAATTACATCTAATCGTGGATTCCAATATTGAGCAGTGCCGATCGTAATTGTATCACCACTGCGTGGGAGTTTTTGTACTCTAGAGCCAGTTCCACTAAATCTTTCAGTTGCTTCACCTTTCTTCGGACGAATATCAATTACATCAGAAAGTCTGTGAATTTTACCAGTAACTGATTCAAAGTAAGGTATTGCATCCCATTCTACACCGACATATGATTGTGCATCAAAATATCCAATATCTGAACCAAATGCTTCATGTTGAAAATATCTGTATTGTACATTAATAGTGCCAACTGGTGGTGTCATACCAGATTTAAGTCTACCTTTACCTGGACCATAGTAATTATCTCTTTGACCATTATCAAAAATAAACTTATAAGTAATGTCTTCGCTGGTTGTATCATCAATAACTTTATTAAATTGATAAATGTCAGATTTAGTGAGAGTAAATACTTCATTAGAAAGTGATAAATTAGAATCAATGTACCATGTATTAGAAGCTGCAGCAGGTGTAAGTGTTTTTGTCTTTCTTGTAGCTGTTACAGTTTCATAAGTTAAAAGATTATAAGCACCTGAAGGCATACCAGAAATAGTAGCTGTTGTTTCACCGGCACCACCGTCATCGATAGTCAACCCTGTTACAAGTTCACCACTACTTTCAACCTGATAAACCCACTCATCCTCATCAGCAAAATTATCGTAATTTGCAACAATAGAAATCGATGCAGAATCTTTTACGCCGCTATAAAAGCTTTGAACTGACATAACTACATTATTTGCACGATAAGCTCTATTGCTTGACATAGGGAACAATAAACTGTTCTCATCTCTATCATGCAATCCAAATTCCCCGCCAACTGGTTTTACATTAGCATAATTTGTAGCATTTGTGCCAAATGATCTTACTTGATCTGGTGAATAATTTGTATTAAGTGAAACATCAAAAACATGACTTCTAAAATCAGCGCCTTGTTTATCAATATTTCTTAATCTAGCTGTACCAATTTTACTTCCGCCCAAGTCATAAGTATTATAAAGATCTACTTTACCATATGAATCACCTAATAGGCCAATCATACCAAATGAGCTGTCTGCATTCGATAAGAAATAGTTACCATATTTACCAGAAATAAAGTCATTAGTTACAGTGTGTAAGTTACCTGATGTAGCTGGATCGTTTGGTTTTCTGACTCTAAAGGGCGCATTAAAATCTTTTTCAATTCTATTACCATTTACAAAAGCCGTACCTGATGATATAGAAACAGATAAGAAGTCAGTCGATGCGCTATCTTCTTCTACTGTTAAATTAAACATCCCGCCAGGTTTTCTTTCAACAAAGTTACCACTAATACTTTGCGTTCTTCTATTGATAATATCGCCAATTTTATCTAATGTTTTATCAGATGTTTTAATTAGTGAAATATTACCGTTTTTGATATCAAACACTTCATAGAAAATATCATCAATATCAGTATCAGATTTTTTTACAAGTTCTAAAGTAATTTTAAGTCTATCAGCACCAGGTGATGTTAAGTTTGGTGTAGCTCCTGAATTGTCATAAAGAGCAACGTTATCGCTAACAGTAATAACTTGTTGATTTACTTTAAAACCTACGATACCTGAAAATGAATTTGATGACTGATTCAAAACAAGCGTTTGAGGTTCAGTTGTAACTAGGTGTCCTGCAACAAATGTATCAAACGCTGGTGTTTCAATCAATGCAGCAAGACCTACTGCTGAGTCACTGTTATTAATGGTAACATTACCTAGTGTAGTAGTCACAACAGTGTTTTTAGTAAACGTTTTTACACTTGTAGTATCTGGTGCTACAGAGTTTGTAGTACCATCACCTTTAGTCAAACGTACAATTAGTGTGCCTGGAGGTGTTTCGCTACTTGTATTATCTGGTACGACAGCCTTTATAGTAGCATAAACAGAACTATTATAATTAATTTCTGTATTTTTTAGTGCAACATAACCAGATGGCAATGCTGCTACATTAATATAAGTGTAAGAAGCTCCAGCTCTACCAGATGATAAAGTACCAGAATTATTAAATATTGCACCTTCTTTAACAACAAACTTAGCTAAGCGCTCTATTTCTTTTTGAATAATAGTTTGAAGTTGAGTTAATTCTCTTGCTTGTAGCGCACGACCATTATTAAAAAGAATACGATGGTAGTGATCACTATCATTATAGTCATCATTATATTGACTCAAAAATGTTGTACTAGAAACGTTAGTCGCCATTGTAAATCCTTAAAGTTGTACTACCAGTTTAATGTCGTCTGTACTACCGATTGTTCTTGGTTGTGCTTCAGCATTGTTGTTTATAAAATATATATCGCCACTAAATCTATCCACATCTGGTGCAACAAGCTCTGAAATAACTTTTGTATCTTCTTCATCGTTACCATACTGAATAGTCGCGCCCTGTTGGAAAGGTGTAAATCCAGTATATTCATCCTGATGATACCAAATTGTAGAATCTTCTACATAATCTACCCAAGCTTGAGCATTACTATCTCCAATGCTAATTCCAGTAATTAAAACATTATCAGTAAAGTCTGTACCAGAAATAAATCTTTCTGTAACTACCATCTTTTTCATTAGTCTTCCACTTGTAGCAGTAAACTTATTGCCATTAGCACTATCATATGGGTTTTTCCATAATGCAATTTGTCTATAATCTTGTCCTCCAGTAATCCAATCATCGTTGACTGAACCCTCTGGCTTAATATGGAACATCATAGAAGTTGAACGAAGATCTTCACGAGCATCTGCACCCAATCCATTCCAATGAGCAAATACTGGTAGTACACTAGCATTCACGCCAGTAGATGATGTTACATTTACTACAGCTTGATTATAACCACTTCCAAAAAAGTTTAGAAGATCCAGTGTTCCTGCGCTTTCACCAACCTCAACAGCTGTGATAGCACCTGCTGAAATAACTGGATAAGCTGTAGCGCCGGATCCATCTCCTTCAATTGCAATTGTTGTTGATGCGCTGTCATAACCTGATCCACCATTCACAACTCTATATCCAATAATTTGACCTGGAACAGCAGCATTTTGAACGGCATATTGCGGTGCATCCGGGTCTGTGGGTAAAGCTGAATCAACAAACTTTACAGGCATATAGTTAGAAGTTAAGAAATTATTATTGTCTGTAACTGAAATAGTATACAAGAATTTCCATACATATCCATCTGTCTCAATAGGTAGAGTTGTATCAGTATGGTTTGGTTTAACTGTAGAAACTTGAACAGCACCTAAAGCATTCTTACCATTTCGAATGCAAACATAAACATTGTTATCTTCAGTTTTCATGTAGTATGAAGTTGCTGGTTGACCTGTAATGTTATCATTGTATTGGGAATACTGAGTGTTTTGAGTCCAGTTACGAATAGGAACAACAAATGAAAATGCTTCAATTGCTTTGATTGATTGAGCATTATATCTAAAAACTCTCTCATTTCTTTCAGAATGAGTAGGAGTAGGTGGGTTATCAGTACTATTTTGTGGAGACCACAACTGAGAGCGGCCAATACCAATATAGTAGTAATTGTCCGAGTCACCTTTCTTTAGACCCTCTGCTTCATCATAAAGCTGAGTCAAAAACAATCTTTTGATTTTGTCTGTGATTATCGCCGTCATTTGTTTTTCCTATTATGGTGGCGGAGCAATGCCGCCAGTAATTTCATAACCTTCACCACCTGTTACGAACCAATTAGATCCGTCCCAAACTAATGTGACAGTTTCATACTCAATTAAGTCAATCGTTGGATATGCTGTTCCTGTAATATCCACACCTTGAGCAAAACTACTAGGATAGATTTTTTGAGTTCCTGTACCATTCTGTCTAAGAATGTATAAAACTGTACCCTCTTCCCAGCTTTCTAAATCTTGAATAGCAATTGCTGAACCTGCTGTTCCAGTAATTTTTATAATACTAGAAGTAATATTTGTACCTGTTGGACCTAATACACTACCAGCAGTAATTGATTGCGAGTTTGTTGCAAACTTGTTAATGCGAACTGGGCCTGTTCCTTTACCAGTAATATTTAAAGGAATACTAGTATCAATACCTAAAACATCAATTGTAGGTGGTGTTCCTGTACCACCTGTATATGATCCAACTTTAATTCTGTTTCTAGTACTTGTAGTATCAGTAAATGAAATAACAGGATTGCCACTAGAATCAGCTAGCCACTCTTCAATATTTGGCCTAGATAAAGAAGGAACGCTAAATGTTTTATTCGTCAATGTCTGGGTATCATTAATGCCTACCAAAGCACTAGTAGGAATTGCAATTTGTGAAGCACTGCCGTCAATTTTACCTGCTGAATTAGAAACAACAAAACTAGACGCCACATAACCATCAATTACATTACTATCAAGACTAATTGTTTTATTGGTTAGCGTCTGAGTTGCAGCATTTAATGTAACTGTACCTGAGTTATCTGGAAATGTAATAGCTACTAATGAAGAAGGATCAACAGCACCAATTTTTGTTCTAAATGATGTACCGAGAATGTCTAAACCACTATCAGTTAGTTGTGAAACGTTAGATGCACCAACTGCATCACCACCTAATAGGTTGTAAAGCTCTACGAAGTTTTCATTAATTTTATTACCAGCAATTCGAAGCGTGTCGCCTGTGCCGTCATTAGCTATCGTACCGGTATTAATTGTTTGTCTAGCCATGCTTCATCTCTTAAATTTAATAATTGTATTTATACATGCCCGAAGGGATAATGTGCAGAATCAGCTGAATTCTCTGAATCAAACAGTGTTCTGTATTTCTCTTTATCAAATGTCTCGCTGTGTAGTAAGCTGACACCAGAATCTTGACTAAACTCGTATGGACGAACATCACTATCATCAAATGTAATTGAAGTTGGTGATACTAGTTCTCTAATTGAGTATGGCAATGTACTATCAATACTAATTTCACCTGTATTTAGATAGTGTAGATTTTTGCTAGATCTAATCATACCTGTTGTACCATCTCCCTCTTGGATCAATGTAATGTCAACATTACCTTGTAGATTACCAATACCTGTAAACTGACCAGAGAATGTAGATCTGATAGGAATACCTGGTCCAGACTCTCTATAGCTTCTTACTACGTTATCATTTACTAATTCTAGTACTAATTCACCAGCGATATGCGCGCCTGCAGGATGTACAAATAGTTTATAAGTTTCTAACCATTTTGTAATTGGAATACCAGATTTAATCAATATTGACATAACCTGATAACGAGCATCATCTGTCAAGAATCTTCTAGATTCAGGACCTAATGTAGACGCTTCAGCTTTTACCTGCTGACCTGCGCTATTAATGCTATCTAAATCATAATCAATTTCTGGGCCAACTTTAAAAATATTTTCTTTTGGATATATGACTTGCGGGTCAATTCCATAAAAACCTCTGAAAAACTGCTCAATAGAATATTTAGTACCCTTAGATCTATATAAGAAATTACTAAACTTTAGAGCTTCTCTTTTATTTAAGAATCCGCCAAAATAAGCTTGACCTAAAAGTAATTCATCTTCTAAATAGGGTAATAGATTACCTGGCACTTGCCCAGCATCTCTATTTCTGTATAATTTTTGAATTTGATTTGATGGATTACCAGAATCATCCATCCATTCATAATAAGCATCAAATAACTGAATTAAATTAGGAAAGTCATCACCAAAATATTCTGGTAAAGCTCCTGCAATCTCAGGTCTTTGAAGGTTTAGTAACCTTCTATTGTTATCTAATTCTGTTTTGTCTTTATGGTATGACATTAATTTGACGCGTCTGTAATTACTGGTGTTACATTAGATCTATTCGGATCGTATACAATTCTTTCATTTCTTGTAGGATCAATAACACTTTGGTTTG